CTTAATGTTAAGGAGACAAAAGTGTCTTTTGAAGGATACATTAGTCCCCTTTATCTTTCATCCTAAGACTTTAACACTTCCCCTAGTCAAATCTGATTTCTTGTCTTACAGAGCCAAGATAAAAATACGAGGTGATGCTGATCATAAACCCTACGAAGAGTGTATAGAGAGACCACCTGATGTTGACCCTTTTATAGAGTTGTCTGAACCTTCATACACACAGAAGATCGTGGAGCAAATGAACAATAAAGCTAAACTTCAAGCATACAACTATCAATCTCAGAAAATAACCCTTAAAGAATTACTCGATCAGGCAGCTACAGAATTTACACCTCCAGGAAGAATGTACCAACATCCTGTTGACTTACATCCTTCTAAAGCTACGTGTTTTAAGAAAACTTTCACAGGTGGTTTAGTTGCTCTATTTTCTAGACAATTATCAGCTAAACTGAGACCGACAAAGAAATGGGTAAACTTAGCTGCTTCTGTCTTTGAGGAATTAATAAAGGATATGGACCCGAATATAGTATGGAGAACTGTAGAGAAGCATATAGCTCTTCATGTACCTTCGAAAAAGAAACTTCTATACAGACAAGGATGGGAAGAGTTACAGATCACTCCTGAATTCCTTCAATGGCTACTTCAGTTTAAACCTAATATGAAGGGTGGTGAGACAAATTATGAAAACCCTAGGCCCAGAATGATTATGAACCCCAATCAAAAAGACCTGGCTCTCCTTACAGCTATAGCTGCTGAATTACTGTTAATTCTTAAAAACTCTTACGTAGCTGGTCACCCTATAGGCGTTGTACATGCTACTAATCCTCGAAGTCTTTCTAGACTTTTCAAAGCTATCCCTTCAAACTGGGTTATGCTAGCATGGGATGGTAGTCAACACGATTCTCATCAGCACAAAGAATTGATGGACCGTATTGATTCTGTGTTTATTCAGAAATTTATTTCCTACTCTTTAGCTAGTAAAGAACTCCCTAGACTAGTCTTTGATGATATTGTTAAAAGAATTACTATCAATCAGTTTCAAATATCGATGTATTCACCCCAATCAAAGACTAGAGTTTTAACAGGTAAATTGAATGGGACAGTTTTCTCAGGACATTGTTTAGCCACAACTTTAGGTAACACCCTTAGAGTCTTGACGTACATTTATACTGTAGCTAAGCATGCTAATATACCTTGG